TCACAACTAAGTCTCTTATGGCAGTCAATTCTTCAGACCACCAGAAGCAGAGTAGCAAAGACGGCAACTCTGGACCCCAAAGCGTCCGGCGTTCTTCCCGCGGCGGGAAGAAACGTCGTAGCCCTAAGATCTGCCGTGTAGCTCCTCCGCAGGACCCTTTTGTCCTGGCGGCGGAGGAGGCTTGGATAGCTCTTGTTCGAGCTCTTGTTCGCTATCCTAAACAAGTTCCCCTTGAGGAGTGTCGCGAGACCTTCGTCTCACGCTATGCGGAACGCGCTAAGGATGGGACCTTAACCAAGTGGCTAAAGTTCCATAACTCGTACGTTTTTGCATATGCCACCGCTCAAGAAGAGCTTCCTCAGCCGCCCTTCCCTCTCTTGGAGGGTGAGCGGCCGGGAAGGCTGGTGGAGGGTTCGGTCGGAAAGGTGCTTCAGACCATCATGGCCCGTGGGCGGGCGGGTTCGTGGCCGTATCGTCGCTGTGCTTATGATATCTTGATGTCTAAGCTTGGTGACCCTGTGGCACCGGAAACGTTCGTTCGCTCGGCTTATGATGATCACCGAAGAGCTCTATCGCGAACCGGAGGCGTGGTTAGTAGTGGTGACGCGGAGGTTCTTAACCGCGTTAAGGACATGATCGCTCTTATCTGCAGAAAGATCTTTAAAGGAAAGAACTTTAAGCATATCGATTCCATGCCCAGTCTTCGGGCCTGTTTTGAGAACAAACTAAATAGGTCTGGGGCATTTGGTCAGCTCCTCAAATACTTCGAGCATGAGGCCATGGTCCGTGAAGAACGTCTATTCGGGATGTTTTACAACCCGCGTGACGGAGTTCGCGAGCTTCGCTTCATACCAGGAGAAGATGACGTCGCAGCTTTCCATGATTACATCGATCATCTTTGGTGTAATCGGATAGATTTACCTTTAAAGGCTAGCCCGGTTCCGATCCTGGAACCTCTAAAAGTTCGTATGATCACGAAGGGCCAAGCTGCAGAGTACTATAGGACGATTGAGCTTCAAAAGTTCATGCATTCCAACCTGAAAAGACACCCTGTTTTCGAGTATATTGGGCACCCAATTGATGATCTTAGTTGGGCCAAGTGTTTCGGAAATAGGCAAGACCTTGATTGGAATCAGTTCTACGTTAGCGGTGACTATAAGGCCGCGACGGACAACTTGCGTCCAGAGCTCTCTGAGTATACCTGGACCAGTATCTGCCTAAACTCTCATATGGAGTGGATGGGACGAGTTCGGCTCTTGGTCGAAACACCCTACTACTTCTTGGGTCTTAAGGCGCTTACTAAGCATGAGCTTCACTATCCGTCGAAACTCTACGGAAGTGATAATGTCCTTAAGCAGTCATGGGGTCAGCTCATGGGATCTCCTATGTCTTTTCCTATTCTTTGTATAGTGAACGCGGCTGCGACTCTGGTCTCTCAAGACCTTGAGTTCAGCCCGGATGTACGAATGAAAGTTAATGGGGACGATATAGGATTCATCTCTACGAGGGGCCGCTATCAGACTTGGAAGGAGGTCACCGCTCTTTGCGGTCTGGAGTTCTCCATGGGTAAGAATTACACTTCTCGTGATTTCTTAATCATGAATTCGGAACTTCGACGTCCTCCTAAGCCTGGGACTGTGAAGCACTACACTGTTATCACGAATCACGGTAGCCCGGACGATCCGGAACACCCGTGGTATACGGAGATCGCCTGGCGCGAGGACCCCAAGCCTTGGAAGCTTGAGGGCTTCGTTAACCAGTCGGTGCTTTATCACCGTATAAAGAAAGGGACGGAAGCTGGTAAGGAAAAGGACGTTTATTGGACGGACTTAGAGAGCTTGAGCCATGAAGCCCTCCGGGGAATACCCGAAAGGCAACAATGGCTCATTCTTTCTGAGATGCTAAAGGCCCATAAGCAAGTTCTAAAAGAGCTGCCACCTCTGTGTAATCTTTGGTTCCCTAAATCCTTGGGGGGAGCTGGATGTGCCATACCTAAAGACCGTTCGCTGAACGATCTTACGGCTAGTACACCGGCCCCTCTCTTGGAGAAGGAGCTAAAGCAGGCGGCCTACCTTGCCTGTAATCCGGTCAAGCGATTGCACCGAATTACTCGCTCTTTGGCCTTAAGCGGGCTGATGGGCGACTCTATCCGCGATCTTCTTAGCCTGTCTAATCACCAGGTTAAGCCCACGTTACGAAACAAACCCCTAA